GACATCAAGTCCCTGAACTACACAATGCCCGAAGTGCGTGAAAGAATCAAGAACCGTATTATGGCTGGCGACAAGGGTGGCAAAGCAGGTCAATGGTCTGCTCGCAAGGCGCAACTACTCGCTATGGAGTATCGTAAAGCAGGTGGTGGCTACAAGGGTGGTCTACGCAAGACGCAGCGTTCGCTCAAGAAGTGGACACGAGAGAAATGGACAACATCAGATGGCAAACCAGCGATTCGTAAAAACGGCACTCGTCGCTACCTTCCTTCTTCTGCTTGGTCTCGTCTTACGCCAGCACAGAGGACAGCGACGAATCGTAAGAAAATCATCGGAAGTCGGCAAGGCAATCAGTTTGTTGCAAATACACGAAGTGCAGAGAATGCTTCGCGCAGAGCGAGAGACTGAAGTTATCCCCGGCCGGGACGAGTCCCGATAGTCTTTACCACTTACCGAGTGGACAAGCCTCGCCTACAAAACGCACCTTCATAAGCAGTGGGCAACCACAAACCTTACAGGTCTTCTTCCACTTCTTCATGTGTGGACATTCTTTACAGATTGCGTATCTACGAGCAGCGATTGACGCTGATACTTCTTCCATTAGCGCATTCTGCGCTGACATTTAAGGCAGAACTCCGACCACGGGTAGTACCTGCGCATGTTTATAGGGTGAGAACAGTCAATTATCTCCGTGACCTTGGCATTCACCGTGTCTCTAATCATCTGAGACATGGTAAGACCAACCTTCTCGGAGGCTTCCTTCCAGCGTTCCCTATCCTTATTCGTCAAGCGAACGAGAATGTTCTTGTCAGCAGGACCATCTTCTGGTGAAACCTCAGTAGACATAGACATGTCGCCATGTGCTTCACGGTCAATGGCCGAAACTAGATTACTAATCTCTTGGTCTTTTTCACTCATCAACTATCTCTGCGTCCTGTATTGGTGCTTGCCCGAGGATACCAGCAACCGTGTCTGGTGGAAGTACACCCGAGATACCCATGATTTCCAATAACTTACGAGCCTCTGTCTCTGGGTCAAAGGCGTCAATAGCAGCAGGGCGACCCCCTTCGCCAGCAAGAGTTGCTTTCACCGACTCCGAGCCCCGTACATCCATCTGAACATTGATGTTGGTGGCTTCCATGCCAAGAAGTTTAGTTCTTCTGTCCATGATTGAGAGAACTTGTTGTATCGCTTTGAGGTCTGGTTCTACTGCCACCTCGGTGCCGTCGTCCATTCTTACCTTTCGGTGCTGAGTAAGTGGCCAGATTGCTGCTTGTAGGTTGTCTAGGCGTTCCAGTTCCATGCGTAACACCTCTGGGTACGCCATGAGTGCTTCTCTGTTCAGTTTCTCCAACTGACGCTGTACAGCCCTGTGTACGGAAGCAGACGTAAGGTCAAACCTTCTGGCAATCTCAGATACTGCTACGCCAGCCTGTCTCATCTTGAAAATACGTAAGTCTCGCTCTGCTATGAACTCTTTCGTCATCACTTTATTACTGCGCTCTTGACTCATTTTGTTACCTTAGCGTACTCCACTACTTCAAACGGGAAAAGCCTACCCCTCTTTATCTTGGTAGGCCATGGCCTGTCGTCACGAGCACCTCGGAAATGCTTGACATCATAAGTGTACGCCATACCAGACGAAATGTCAGGAGTGAGCGCAATACCAAACTCTGGCCAACGGGACCACACAGCAGAACCAAACGGGCGCAACTGACGATTTGTCATGCTTTCACCCAAAGGTGCGTGATGCTCCAACCAAAGAGCACACTGATACGAATCTCTGATGTAGTCAAGATACTTGGCAACCTCAACGGCTACTGCTTCTGCCGTGCGACCACCTGGGTCTACGAATGCCTTGTACAGAGGACCCATGATGAGCAACTCTGGCTTCGTGTCCTCAATGGCACGCTCCAACACTTCTCTATCTTCTGGCTTCATCAAATCAAAACCCGATGGCTTGACGAGAAGTTCTGCTGTTGGCGACTTCGTGTAGCCCCGAGCAAACGCAGCATTGTAGATTTCACGAGAAGTACGCCTAATGATGCGCTCTGGGTTTTCCAAGTCCACAGTCAATGTACGCACCTGTCGCATGCGTTGATAAGTGAATGGGTGTACACCACAACCTGAAAGTATTGCTACCTGTCTCGCAAGCATTGTCTTGCCAACACCTTCGGCAGCAACAACAATAACTCGTTCTGTGCGCTCAATCAAATCGTCAATGACCCAATCGTAAGTGTCATCACTGCTCTCGGAAACAAACTCACTCCACGATACTAGTCTGCCAAAATCTCTCGGCTTGTCTCTACCTGCTGACATCGCAATGCCTTGCGCTTTGATAAGCAATTGATGTGGCGACAAGTCGTTGCGAAGCATTAGTTGCTCAAGTTTGTTCCTCGCCTCAATGAATGCGTCAGGATTAGAGACCACTTCAACTCTCGGAGCGACTTCAATAGTCGGGGCAGTCGGTGCCGGCGTGTCTTCGTCAAGCAATAGGAGTTCATCTATGTCTCCACCAAGAGATAAGAAGTCGGTTATGTCTTTGTATTTCGGCGTGTGCCAAACTCGTGCTTCGCAACCAGCCTTTGACAACTCGCTACATACCGTCTTTGCGTGAGCCATCCCTGGTTCGTCATTGTCGGCAATAATCTCAACTTCTGCGCCAGCGAGAACTGCTGTGTGTATCGGCAACCACTTACCAGCACCTCCTGGCATTGTCGTTGCGATAATCCCCATGTCCATGAGAGTGTCGGCATCTTTTTCACCCTCAACAACCCAAATAGGGAAACCCTCTTTTACGGCATTGATGAGTGCTGGAAGATTGTAAAGAACTTTTGGTGTGTCGCCGAGGGAGTATTCCCATCCACCTCTACCGTCGGGCTTACGTTGTCGGAATGTTTTCTTCCCATCACCGTCAATGTAACGGAGTTTCTGGAATAGAAGTTCTCCGTCTTTATCAGTGTAGTTGTAAGTTTTTGTAAGTTCAAGTTTTTCTTTGTTACGTTTTTGTGGTGGAAACAAAGACGCTTGCGTCAAACCAATTGATTCGCAAATCTCCTTACTGCTGCACGGCGAGCCCCGATGACACGAAACCAGAATGTTTCCAGTGTTGCTATCTTCGGAGATTGACAGAGATGGATTATCGTCATCATTACGACACGGGCAACGTGCTTCCCATCCGTTAGAAGTTTCGCTTACTCCTTTTAGACGAGAAAGAAACTCGTCTGTATGCGAAGAGGACATTATCGTGCTGCTTTTTCTAGGAATTGACCACCGTTTGCATCACGAAGTCCTACGCCTCTGAAAACTATGCGACCTTCACGACCGAGAGTAACATTCTTTGACCAACGCATTTCTGCTCGTTGTTGTTCTTCGTATCCACCCCAAATACCCCACGGTTCCCATTTGATTGAGTACTCCAAGCACTTCATAGCAATAGGACATGTAGAACAAATCTGTTTTGCCTTTGACGTGTTGACTTTTATTTCGTTTAGTTCTTCACGCTTCCCAGTTTTTTGGAGAGGGAACCACCACTCTGTTGGATAACCCTTGCAGTTACCGTTATCTGGTGAAAAACTACCTTGTTCCAAATCAGCCCCCATGTTGTTGCCCCGTTATTCTACGCACATCTCTTTCAGTAAGAAAAATTGTTGCGTAACGCATCCGAAGGTTACCTGCGTCATCCGTCATTACAACATCAACAGCATCAATTGGTATTCCAAAATGTGACGACAGTGATGCTTTCATCATTTGTGTTTCCGTTTCTATTGATGCGAGTTCGTCATCATCAATAAAAGTAGCGCGAGGTTGTGCGATTGCTAACGAAGCCATCGTTGTCTCCACCTTCTCTGCACGCAAACACCACACGCACGCAAGTTTTGGTGCAGTCGCTGCTCTCGGTCGTTGTTCTATGTGACCACACGAAAGAACATGGTGATAAGTAACGGAGCCCCAGCCTCCAACTCGCCTTATCTCTACGACGTCTCTACGGGGCGCACGGCGATGTTCTGTCGTCATGAGTCATACAATAACAAAACCCCACCCGAATAAACGGATGGGGCATTGATAAATCATTATGCGCTCACGGGCGCACTTAAATGATTAGAAAGGTTCGTCTGATGGAACTGTTTCTTTGGTTCGCTTAGGTGTCGGCTTCGCTGACGAATCATTTGATGAAGCACGACGACGCTCAATTGATTCAAGTGAACCGGTACGGATTCCGATTTCCATTGCCTTGATTTCAATTGTTGAACGCTTCTGTCCAGAATCTTTGTCGTCCCATGAACGTTGGTCCAGAGTCCCGACGATGACCACGCCCACACCCTTTTCCAGCACATTCGCTGAGTTCTCTGCGAGGTATCCCCATGCGACGATGTTGAAGAACGATGTCTTCTCCACCTTCTCACCAGAAGCATCCACATAGTTGTCGTTCACAGCGACAGAAAACTTCAACTGAGCCTTCTGATTAGAAGTGAACTTCAGTTCTGGGTCTGATGTGAGGTTTCCCACAATTGTTGTTGGTGTAATTGCCATGTTGTTTTCTCCAATGTTCGGGGGGTTGTCCAACTGGTTGTAAGACTACCTTCTTATGTGTAGAATCGCAACTATGAGTAAAAAAAACGAGTTTGAAGTTCGTCTTGAGGTAATCAAGCACATGTCAATCATGCTTCTAGAGATGTCGGAAGTTGATTTTGAGAACCTGAGCCCCGAAGACGAGACAATGATGTTGGAAGACTTTGAGGAAGTTGCTGGTCATCTACTTGACTCGGTCGGTTTTGAGCCCTCAAGTAGCGAAGATGGCGTCAGTTTTACGGCAAAAATGAGCATTATGGACCCCGAAAAATACATTACAGATTTTTTAGACAAAAGTGGTGATTCCTAACCCTTACCCCACAAGGGTTTCCCGAGGCTGAAATCTTAATTCCTTGCTACGCAAGGGTTTCGCAATGGTTGACGTAGCAATAAAAATTGGTAAAATAGTTATGTTCAGTTAAAACACTGACGACGACATAGGCAAGCGCCTGTTATTTGCTTGTTGACCTATCCGCCGAACATTGGAGAACACCTTGACTAAGAAACACTTCCTATTGGCATTTGCCATTCTCTTTGTTGTATTGATACCCACCGTGGTATTTGCTAAAAGTCCACCGCAAGACATTTCCACCGGGACTGTCACAGTGGTGGTGAAGGAGGTGATGTCAAAAAACAGTGTGTTAATAAGGTCAACTCTCACAAAAAACGACAAAGCCACAGCAACGCTAGAGTTCTGGAACCAACTCGCAGTGTGTGAAACAAACAGCAACTGGCAAGATACGGGTCAATACGCAGGTGGCTTAGGTATCTACACAAAAGGCGAGTTCCCTGATTCTGACATGGGTACTTGGGAACGATGGGGTGGTGAAGAGTTCGCTCCTTCCCCTGACAAAGCAACCAAAGAACAACAAATCATTGTCGCTAACCGTATTTCGGTAGAAGGTTGGAAAACAACAGTCACTCGTGACGCAGACAAAGCCAGACGCATGGGTGTCCCGCAGGTGTATGTATGGGATAAAGAACCAGTCGGATTTGGTGGTTGGGGTTGCTACAAATCAAAGTCAACAGGCAAGTACAGAATGGCTAAACCTCGCCTTTACTACTATGAACAACCACACTTAGTTCCTCTTGCTCAGTTCTATTTCAATGAGCGAGGCATTATTGTCAAAGACTTGCAAACTTTCCTTCGCATCACAGTAGACGGACACTACGGAGTCAAGACTAGAGAAGCCCATTCTAAATGGCTCAAAAGCAAGCGTCTCCCCACCGAGGGAGTGCCAGCAATACCTACACAGCGAGTGGTAATTACTTCAACAAAGTGATACATTCACAGCATGTACTCATCGCCATTTGAAGACCCAACGTTCAGAGTCCCGAACCTAACAGTTGGGGAAGTTGAACTCCTGCTTAGCGATAACGCAGAAACAATCAAACTCCTGCTTGGTGTGGTACGTGAATGGTTCGTTCCAATGATGTATCACTACTCTGAGGAGTATTGGTGCGCTGGCTGGCTTCAAGACCTTGAAGTGCAACTCCCTCAAATGATTCCTTCAGTGGCCATCGCCGCGGGACTTCTGGGAGAAATACCTTTCTGGGATGATTCGGTGGAGTTGAAAGACTTTGATGTAGACCCAATTCGTTGGAAAAAGTACGATGTCACGCAAATCGCTGATTGACCAGTGGGGTTCTGAAGTAATACTTCGTTGCAAATGTGGAGACATTCCTTCGCATGCGATGGATATGAGAGTCCCGAGATGCCCAGTGTGTCACGAGACTACGGAAGTCCTTTTTGGTGCTAACTGGGAATCAATAAAAGATAAATACAAATAAAAGTTGTATTTACGACCTCTTACCCATATTATGGAAGAAGAGATTATGAGTAGCACGGTTCTGGACAATCCAACCTTTTGGTCGCTTATCAAGCATCAAGTACTCTGAAGGTCCAAGCCTAACGACCTTCCCACACGGGTACTTGGTCGCCTCACTCGGTGCGTACATCAAACACACAGAGCATCTCTCAACTGTTTGAAACTCAGGCTTTGGACTTACGCCTCCCAATAGTGGGTCTTCCACTACCTCAAACTTGTGCGTCAAAAGGTTTTCCTGTGCTTCTTCTTCCGAGCCAGCAAACGGGACTGCGTCGCCAGGCGCAAGTTGATACTTTCCTCCGAAAAGACTCACGCTCCCACCTCGGGCTCCATGATTTCGTCAACAATCAGTTTGGCGTACTTACGGCGCAAACGCCACAACTTCTCATTCAGTTCTTTGAACGATTTAGTGTGTCGTGCCTTTGATGAAATGTGTGGGTCAAAAGTCCCGTACTTCTTGAAAGCGATGTTGTCAAGGTCGGGAGACTCAAGAATGATGTCTGAAATCCAATCGGCTTTCTTGTCCATTGAGAGCATTAGTTCGCACATCCCGTCGTAACCGAATTCGTTGTAAACCTTGTGTGCAACAATGTCGCAGTAGTGCTTACGATAAATTTGCTCTGATGTACCTGCGCTCATGAATTGACTAAGAAACTCAGCCATCATCTCGGTTGGTTCACCTTCGGATTCAAATGATTCGTCCATAAGCCCCCATTGTAGTCATACTAATTATGACACTCGGGTGTGTCAAGCAAGTGCAAGAATAATTGACTGGGTTTCTGCTTTTTTGCGTGTAACCCATGAGTTGTTATCCATTGAGGCAATTGCTCGCTCTTCTGGTCTGGCGTCCCGATAATGGTCCAAGTATTCACCAACAGCGTTGTATGCCGACCAACCGTTGAAACCATAACCACCTGCGTTCTTGTCGTTGATGTACAAACCACGAACAAGTAAATGGATGTCGTCAACATTTTTCTTTTGACGGTCAGTTTCGTCTTTCTTGTGAGGAAACACACCACTAATGATTTTGTCAAGGGCGGAAGAACCGGCCGGGACTGGTACTCCAAGAAGTTGCTTGGCAGTTCTCTCAAAACCTGTTGCCCAAATAGTGGAAAGTTTCAACACTTCGGTCGCATCTTCAATCGCTGCTTCTGCGTTGCGAGTGTGTCGTGCTGTGAAGACTGCGCTGGCCGCACCAAGTCCCGCGATAACGGTGTTCTTACAGACGGCTCGGATTGATGTGTTTGCGTAAGTGATTGCTGTCTTGCCATCGTGTCCATTACGAACAAGCAGGTAACGCTGAATCTTGTCGTTGATTCCATTTGGGTCAATAATGAGTGCGCCCAAGTCAAGGCATGCGAAAAACTCACGACCATCGTTGAGGACACCACATGTATCCACGATTGCATCGCCCGCTGAGGCCCCGACAATAGCCAGAGCACGGTCAAGGCAGTCCTTGTTTTGCTGAACAACGAAACGAGTTCCGACTGTGGACAAACCATCAATAGTTCCATTTGGGTTCACCCGAACTGTCGCACGGCTGTCTGAGATGAATACGGGGCTCCCGTCGGGATTGCGAAGAGGGTTGAGGTCATCATCAACTGCGATTACCTTTGTCAGGGCGACATCAAAGTCTGCTTGGGCTGCTACAAGCATCGCCTCGGCTGTCTGGAGCCCAGCCATTGGCTGACCCAGTCTGTGCCAAGGGATTTCCCTGTCTGCGTAAGCCATTTTGGCTCTACCCATTACGTCTCGTTCTAATTCGTGTGCCATCTCTAAACCTTTCGTTAGATTTATGAGAAAGCATACTATGAAATAATGGAATAAACAACTTCGTTGGGAAGTTTGTGAGCCCAGCGTTTTGACTTGCCGATGTGAGTTGGGACAGCAAAAAGCCCACCTGCCGAGGGGTAGCAGGTGGGCTTCAGAGCCTTATCAGAATGGGGATTTTGTTTTCTTTTTCATTACACTTTTTAGTTCCACTCGTGTAATACGGAGAGTGACGAATCCTGCAACAATTGCTACTGCTAACAGGGGGTGAATGTTTACTGCTAAGTCCATTTCTTGACCTTCTTTCGCACCTTGATTTTGTATCCGTTGAAACGAAGTAGTTGCATGATGTGTTCGGGTATTCCGTCAGTAATCACTATCCCCTTTTGGTTCAGTGCTAGACGAATGATGTCTTTCTTCTTCATACCTTCATACTATCGTTAGTAAGAGGTAACAACAACCTCTCAAACACCTTTTCTGAATAATCCCATCAGCAGTTCACCCAACGAGTCGGCTTCAGCGGCGGGACCCCCGTCCACGGCTTGATTGACCACGCCACGCTTACGCTCAATGAGTGAGTAAATGTCCTCATCTATCGTCCCATCACACAACAAATAAGTTGCCGTGACGGAAGACTTCTGCCCCAACCTATGACAGCGTGAATAAGTTTGGTCTATATCGGCGGGTGTCCACGGGAGTTCCACAAACAGAACATCTTGTGCGACTTGCAGGTTGTGCCCCGTCTTCGCTGCTTGGATTGAGAGGACGATGACTGGTGCTTCTTCACATGGCAATGTCATAAACTTGTGCTTCTGCGCTTCTATCTCGTTGATGTCCATGCCCCCTTGGATGCGTAAGTTCCCGAACGCAAGTGCGAGTTCATCCACTACATCCCTGTGGTGGGCAGCGATGACGACTTTGCGTCCTTCGGCTACGCGGGACTCAACCCATTCTTTGATGACGGGCATCTTTGCTTTGGCTGACAGACGACGTAATACAGATAGACGGACTAAGTGCTGGTTTGACTCTGCTCTCATCTTCGCTACGACAGCAGCCGAGTTCGGGTTCAGTCCAAGTTCTTTCGCTATGTCTCTAGCCCGTTGCATGAGGTACTCAATGATGTCAGTTTCGGCTTTTTTGTATTCCTTCATACCGGCTGCAGTCCCGTCAACGAGCACGGGGTCGTGAACAACGGGTGGTAAGTCGGACAACACCTGTTCTTTCGTGCGCCTTATGTAACAAGTTGAGCGAAGTAAGTCATTTAGTTCATCAAGATTGCTGTGTCCATCAAGATGCCATTGGCCCCATTTGTCTTTGAAGGCCCCGCAATAGCGTCGGTAGAAACCCCACTCTCCTCCGAATTTATCTAACTTTCCAAGAATGTTTAGTTGGCTTGCGTACTCGGCTGGTCGGTTGGTAACTGGCGTTCCCGTCAAACACAGAACAATTCCTTCTTTCGGGGCTGACCGTGCGATTTTCACGGCACTCTTGGTTCGCTGTGCTGTTGGCGTCTTGCAGTAGTGACTTTCGTCAAAAACATACGACCTGTGGTTTGAGAGTTGTTTTTCCCACTTATTAAGGTTAGAATAACTAATAACGACTACATCATAATCAGAAGGAAACTCTTTACGGTCTTTTACGACTGCGACCTTCTTGTGTGGGAGCCACCTGTTGTATTCTGCTTTCCAGTTCAACACGAGCGTTGCGGGGCAAACGACAACGGCTGGATAAGAGTCGTACACATACTCCAATGTCGCAATGGCTTGCAATGTTTTTCCCAAGCCCATCTCGTCTGCAATGAAAGTACGCCGTGCATTACTTGCGTAAGCAACCCCTGCTCGTTGATACGGCAGTAACGTTCCCGTCAGTCCCGTCACTTCAATCTCAGCATCAGTGAGTCGTGATGCTTCTCTAAGTTCCGAGAGCGATGTGTCTACTGCTTTGAGCATTTCACGAACTTCGTCAGGAACCTGTTGTTTGAAAGTGTCACCCCACTTCACAACATCGGCGATGCTGGTAACCGGGGCTCGCCACGCCATCGTCTTCTTGTCCCAAGTAACTCCTGCGACTTGTTTGACTGACTGAATCATTACTCTGTCGTAACCAAAAGACATTGTTAGCCATTTACCGTCGTAGTTGATGCCCCGTGCTTCGTTCTTATGTGAGGGCAATGTAAATAAAAGGACTTCGGGGTCAATGTCAAAGTCGTTGTCCTGTGCGAACTGCCTTGCTTCTTCCAGACTCGCCATCGGGGCTCGCCAGACACGGGAAACCTTGTCCCACTTCGCCCCTTTTATCTGTTTGACTTTTGCTACCTCGCCTATGTCGTAAGGAAAGTCAAGAACTAGGTGGTCATCGTCAAGGCTGAGTTTTTTCACACCCGCATCATAGCCCAGCGTTTGCGTTTGCGTGTTTGTGGGCAGACAGCAAAGAGCCCGCCAGCGGAGGGCACTGGCGGGCTCTGTGTGGACTGTGCGTCAGTCGCAGTGGTCGTGGTCTGGGTAGTCGTACCCGATTGGTTCGCCACAAGCGGAACATCTGTTCATTTTTTCCTCCTCCTCATTCATACCTTCACTCTATCGGTAATAAAAGGTAAAGACAACCCGAAACAAAAGAAAGTTATTTACAGCCTTTTCTCCCGCGCCATGAGCCCAGCGTTTGCGCTTGACCTCACTTGCCTAACTGAATAGTGTCGCCTGACTGAATGGTGGTCGTGTCTAGAAGTTCGGCTATGTCCCAACTCGCTTGGAGTGTGTGACCCGAACAGTATCTCTCGGTAATTTCTGAGAGAGTGTCGCCTCGCTCTACCGTCACGCTCACAGCGGGGCAGGAGTAGTCGTACTTGCTGTCAATGATGTTGCTGATTAGCAGGGCTATTGGTACCAATACGATAATGCCAACGGCTATGCGCCTTCTGATGTATTTACTCATAACTTCACTCTATCGGTAATAGAGGGTAAACACAACCTCAAACAAAATAAAGTTATACACAGAGTTATACACAGCCCACGCTGCGTTAAAACAAAAAACATCATTCCTAATCTACTAACGGTGGCGGAAAGGAACTGGGAGTAACCGTCTAAACGCAAGAAGACAACGACGGGACTGCGGGTGCGCACACAACAAAAAACCCCAACACAATCGCCAGACTGTGATGAGGTTTTAGTTCTCTGTGATTCACCATTGACCCTCAGAGAGATAAGGGAGGTTTTCGGTCGTGAATCAATCCGACAGGTAGGGCTTCTCTGCATAATTGTGGTATTCCCAATCGCCGAGTTGCCTCAGTCTTTGGTTTCCACCTCGGTGTCCTTTACCGATACTTACACTCTATCGGTTGTAGGGTGCAGTTGCAACCCCAGACCAGAAAAAGTCTGGCGAGTCCCGAGAACGTTAGTCCTTGTTGTTTTCCTCATACCACAGCGTCTTCACCACTTCAGCCACTTTGATGTGGATGTAATCGTGATGAAAAGGGTCAAACATGGTTCCCCGAATGCGTTCGGCAACGGCGGGGCGCTCCTTGTCCAGTTTGTTGAAGAACACCTGACCTAGTCGCTTTTTGTTTGCTGGGTGTTCCCAAGAGGCATACACCCTGTCCACAAACTCTTCGTAAGTTCCGTCTTCGTAGTGGTCGTCGCACGTCATTCGTCGGCCCCGTCTTCTTTCTCTGTTTCGCACAGGTAAGCGTTAGCCCAAGACTCCATGAAGTCGTCATACGCCTCAATGTCTTGCCATGTCCAGTCTTTCATTTCAGTTTCGCCTTGCACCAATCGCACTTACGTCCACCATCTATTGCAGGGTCGTCTCCGTAAATTAGTTCAATGTCGTAACACTGTGACTGACCGTGTGTCATGCAGTAAAGGTATCTACCGTTACGCCATGCTTTTGGTTTGCGTGTCTCTTGTACTTCCATAGTTACACTTTACAGGTAGTAACCACTAATACCAACATGGTGAGAAAAAATTACCGAGTCGGCAGAACTAGCAGTAGTTGTTATCTATTATTGACTGAACCAAGTCGGGACCCTCAGTCTTCGTTATCGGGATTCGCTGAGCATGGTTGTGAAGAAGACAACTCTCTGACTCCTCAAACCATTTAATGACGTTAATTATGCTGACATTGACTTTGCCGTCTGGAGACACTTCAGGATTTTTCATTACAGTCCTCTGTTGCTGGCTCGCCACTGCGAGGGTGAGTGGTTCTCCTCAACGCCCCGCTTCTCGTCTTCGTCGTAGTAGAGGCGCAAGATGTGGATGCATGGGTCGCTTTCCTCAAACTCGGCATCTTCTTCTTCTGTGGTGGGCAATCCGTCATGCGTGTAGCAAATCGGGGCTCCAACCCAGCCGTTCTCGTAACCAGTTTGTAGCCAAGACTCAAATGTCGGCTCTTCGTTTATTCTCTCCATCATTTCAGATGGGTCAAAGTTTTCTGCATCTTTTCCTACCATGCTTGCAGGTTACAGGTTAGAAGCAGGTACGACAACCCGTGCGTCGTTTTCTTTGGAGAAAGCGAGGGCGCTGTTTGTTCGGCTCTTCCTTCGGTTCTTCCGGCTCTTTCGGAGCCCCGTCGTCTTCTGGTGGTTTTGTCATGTACCCATAATACGACAAATGCCCCTCAACCATTTTCAGGTTGGGGGCACATGACGCCTCATTGAATGGGGGTGTGTGAGGTCTGTGTAAAACTTAGTCTTCTCGGGGCTTCTCGTCGGGAACTTTTGGAGTAAAAAACGGAGAGTTCATCTTTGCTTTTTCCCAAGCCTTCATAAACTCTTGGCGCTCGGCTTCTATTTCCTCTTCGGTTTGGGCTGCTCGTCTCATTGGCTGAGCATAGCAAGTAATCATCCTGTTTTCCACCAGATGCGCTCGCCTGGGTACTCAGGCTCGTACCCGTAGTCCTCCCCAAACTCTCTATCAAGGCACTCATGACACCTGTTCTTGACGCTTACTTCTCGTCGTGCGTATTCAGCCATTTCTTTCGCAGTCTTAGTTGCCCCGCATTCGTTGCAACGGGCTGGTCTATCGGCTACGAACTTGCGATAGTACGCCTGCCTGCGCTTCCTGTTTCTGTCAGCCTTCTTGTACTCGGCTTGTCGTTGCGCTCTACGCTGCGCGGGGCTGACTCTCTCCACTATTCCTCTCCTGCTAGGTCTAGACAGTACTTGCACTCACCGTTGCTACTGCAATGGCAATGGTCGGGCATCTCTGGGGTTGTGTATTCACTCATACCTTCACTCTATCGGTAGTAAAGGGTAGTTCCAACCTGCAACCCAAAAAGTTATCCACAGAGTTATCCACATACCGTTCTAAAACCAACGAAAAAATGAAAAAAAAATCACGACCCCCTGGGGTGTGTCATAGTTTCTAATCCTTTAACGGTGGCGGAAAGCAAATCACGGGGCATCGCCAGATGCTGTGATGGCTAACCAACCCTCATGTTGTCAGGCTTATGCGTGTCGTTCGGGTTGCGAACCACAAATGTGTTTTCGGGCGCACGACCTTTGTACTCGTAGTCAAGTGCGTCGGCGTGATACACGGCGAGCCCCGACTCGGCTAGATAATCCTCAATGAAATCCTCCATTGCACTCAAACGGGCAAACGAAATAGAGAGAGTGAACGGCTTTGTCGGCGTACCGACTTCCATCTCCCTCAGCAGTTCGTCTGTCGTGATGCTCAGAACCTCAGCAAGTTTCTTGATGTCTTTGGCTGTCTTCTTCATAACTCCAACCTTTCTAAGCGCACTCAGGGCAGAGTGGTCGCCCGACCTCGTCAAAGTTTCGGGCTTCGGTCATTTCGTATTTGCACTCGGTGCAAGGGATTGGGTAGTACATCTTGTTCTCCTTCATAACTCCATGATATGGATAGTAAGGGGTAGTTCCAACC